GGCCAGACCGGCGGCGCGCGCCCAACAGCAACACAGAAAGCATACCGATGAGCAAAGAACAAGTATCGGCGCCGGTGGCGCTCGCCCTGACGATGGCCGAGGCCAAGCAGGCGCTGCGCATCGAGGAGGATGACACCTCGCTCGACATCACGATCGGCATCTGGATCAAGGGCATCACGGTGGAGGCGGAGACGCAGACTCACCGGGCATTCGTCAACCGCGGCATGCGCGTCACCCTCGACGCATTCCCGGACGCCATCCAACTGAGTGCGCCGACGTTCAGCGTCGAGGCAGTGCGGTACCTGGATCCGGACGGCGTCGAGCGGACGCTGGACCCAGCCGACTACTACGTCGACAAGGTCACGAAGCCCGGCTACATCATCCCGGCGCGCGGCAAGGCCTGGCCGGCAACGGAGGCACACGCGAACGCGGTCACCGTCGACTACACGGCGGGGTATGGTCCGACGGCCACGACCGTTCCGGACGAGGTTCGAACCTACATCCTGGCGAAATTGCAGGTGCAGTTCGAAACCGCCGTCGGCGGCGGCTCGCCGGTAGGCAAGCCCTTCAACGTCGAATACCTGGACCGGCTGCTCGATAGCCTGTGGGTGCCGGCCCTATGACGATTGCATTCCGACTGAACAAGCGCGTGGCGCTGCAGGAGAAGGTGAAGGGCAAGACGTCCAGCGGCGCGCCGACCGAGGCCTGGGAGAACGTCATCAAGACGGGCGACAGCAAGATCTGGGCGGGGAAGCGCGAGCTGACCGGGCGCCAGTACATCGCTGCCGGCGGCACGCAGAACTCCGTTCAGGCCGAGTGGGAGATTCGCCGCCGCGCCGGCGTGATCCCGGCAATGCGCCTGGTGCACGGCGCCGACATCTACGACATCGAGGCGGTGCTCGAGCAGCAGGACGGCTCGTTGAAGCTGATGTGTTCGAAAGGGGCCAACCGTGGCTGATTCCAGGAATATTGCCGGCGGCAAGGAGGTGGCGAAGGCGCTGCGGGAACTGGGACCGCGCGTCGGCCGCAAGCACCTGCGTGGTTCGGTGTCAAAGGGCGCGCGTCGGATCCGAAAGAAGGCGCAGGTGTTGGCGCCGAAGGATACCGGCGAGATGGAGAAAGATATTCAGGTAAAGCGCGATCGGACTGAAGGCGATCACATTGCCAGTTTTTCGGTCTACGTCCGTGTCGGCAAACGTTCGCGTCTCGCTGGACGCACGCGTGATGTGGATAAAGACAGCTTTTACTGGATTTTCCAAGAAATGGGCACGGCCAAAGCGCCCGCGCAACCTTTCATGCGGCCCGCGTTCGAAAGCGAAAAAGAGGCCGCCGTTGACGATATCGCCGCCGAGCTGGACAGGCGCATCCAGAAGGAAGCTGCTGACATGGCCAGGGGGAGCTGATGGACATCCTTGCTGAATTCCTCGCTCTTGTCGATCCGATCATGGACGGCCGGGCGTACCGCAGCGTGGTGCCGGACGACACGCCGGCGCCGTATGCGCGGTTCCTCCGCGTGGCCGCAGTCGAAGGCGTCACACTCGACGACAACGGCGGCGACGACAACGAGACCGCCACCCGGATCCAGATCGATATCTTCGGCAGCTCGCCCGATGTCGACGCGAAGACGGCCGCAGTGAAGGCGGCGCTCAAGGCCTGGGCTGTCGACAACATCATCACGCTCGAGCTCGACAGCTTCGAGCCGGAAGTGAAGCTGCACCGAACGATGCTCGACATCGCCACCATCCACCAGTAACCCGTTTCACCCATCCAAGCCCGCCCGCGACAGCGGGTTTTTTTACGTCCAAGAGGATCAAACTATGTCCGGAATTTCCGCACAAGGCAGCACGCTGCACATCGCCACCGGCACCGGCGGCGCGAAGAACATCACCGGCATCGCGCCAGGCTTCCCGACCATCGTGACCAGCGCTGCGCACGGCTTCAAGAATGGCGATGTCGTCAGCTTCGCCAGCGTGACCGGCACGATCGCGGCGTCGATCAACGGCACCACGCGCGTCGTGTCGAACGTGACCACCAACACCTACGCGCTGGACGACCTGGACAGCACCGGCGCGGCCTACACCTCGGGCGGCGCTGCCACCCCGCAGACCTACACCAAGGTCAACGGCCTGCTGTCCTTCGACGGCTTCGACGGTTCCGCCGACGAGCTCGATACCACCGACCTGGACTCGACCGCGAAAGAGTTCGTGTCGGGCATCAAGGACGAGGGCAAGTTCGGCTTCGAGATGAAGACCCTGAAGACCGACAACGGCCAGATCGCCCTGCGCGCGGCCCGCACCAACGGCAACATCGTCGGCCTTAAGCTGACCCTGCCGGACGCCAGCGTGGCCTCGTTCAGCGCCCTGGTGAAAACGATCCCGACCAGCGGCGGCGTCAACGCCGTGCTGAAGGGCAAGGTCGACTGCAAGATTTCCGGTCCTGTGACCTGGGCATAAGGAGAGCACATGAAGCTGCTGAATAAAGCTGCGATCCTCGGCGTCGAGGACCTGAAGCACGAAGACGTGCCAGTGCCGGCCTGGGGCGGCGCAATCCGCGTGCGCACCATGACCGGCGCCGAGCGGGACGAGTTCCGCGCCGCTGCGGCCGCCGGCGAGGGCGGCGTGCCGATGGGCAAGTTCTCCGCGATCTTGCTGGCGGCAACCGCTGTCGACGAAAGTGGTGCGCGCATGTTCACGCTCGATGACGTGGAAGCGCTGGGCGAGAAAAGTGCAGAAGCGTTGGACACGGTGGTTGCTGTGGCCATGCGCCTCAACGGCCTGGGTGGCGCCGCAGTCTCGGATGCGGGAAAAAACTCCGCGAGCACCCAGAGCGACGATTCTGGTTCCGCCTCGCCCTCGCCCTCGGGAAAACAGTAAGGCAACTGCAGGCCGAGATCGACTCGGCCGAGTTCACCGAATGGATGGCGTTCTACCAGATCGAGCCGTTTGGCGACCTGGTGGCCGACGAGCGGCACGGATCGGCAGCCGCACTGCTGGCCAACCTGAACCGTGATTCGAAGATCCGGCCCGAGCCGTACAAGCCGGAGGACTTCATCCACTGGCGCGCTACCAGCCAGGTGGAGGAAGAAGCCGAGCCGACGCTGCTCGAAGATCCTGTCGCGCAATCCAACCTGATCCGAGCAGCAATGTTTGGCCTGCCCCCGCGATAGGGCAGGCATTTTTTTTGGGAGTACTCGATGGCAGATTTGGGCCGGCTGGTCGTCAACCTGGAGGCCAACATCGCCCGCTTCACCGCGGACATGAGCCGGGCCTCCGATGCGACCGAGAAAGCGATGGAGCGCATGAACGCGGCGGCCGACAAGGTCAAGACCGTTCTGGGCTTTATCGGTGTCGCGCTGACGTTCGATGCTCTGGTCGGCGAGGTGAATCGGGCCGTGGATGGCCTGGCCCGCCTCGACGATATGATCCAGAAGACTGGCGCCTCGGCTGAGATGCTGTCGAAGCTCGGGAAGGTTGCCGACTTCACGGGCACCGACATTGGCACAGTCGACGGCATGATCGTCAAGCTGGCCAAGAACATGACAACCGCCGACGAAAAGGGAAGCAAATTCGCCAAGGCGATGGCGGCGCTGGGACTCTCGATTGACGGCATCGAGAAGCGAGATCCGGCGCAGCAGTTTGTGGATATCGCGAACGCCCTTCAGGACTACGAAGACGGCGCCGGCAAGGCCGCGATCATGACCGACTTGATCAACAAGTCAGCGGCCGAGATGTTGCCGTACATGAACGACGTTGCCGAAAGCCTCAATGATTTCACGGGGGAAACGGCTGAGGCAGCCGCGGCGGCGGCGAAGTACCAGGACGACCTAGGCCGCATGAAGGTGAAGTACGACGAGGTGGCCACGTCCATCGTGAAAGATGCACTGCCGGCGATGACCGATTTCGTTGGTGGAATTTCCGACGGGATCAAAGAATCGCGGACCCTGACAGGTGTGTCCATCGATAGCTGGGCAGACGACACCGCTGTCGGCCTGGCGCGGGTCGTCGACGTCGCAGTGCTTCTGCCTCGCATCCTCTCGACCATCGGGGGGAGCTTCAAGGCAGTCGGTGCCGATATTGTATTCATGGTAACCGCTGCCGTTAATGCGAACCCTCAGGCCATCGGCCGCAGCCTGGCGAAAGGCATCAACCCGATCGATACCATTCGGGACGCTCTCGAAGAGCGTAATGCGGTGGTCGACGAATCGAACAGGAAGCTGGACGATTTGTGGAACAAGCCGGCCAACGCCATGGAGCAGGCGGTCCTTAAAAGAATTGCCGCTCGTCGCGATCTGGAGGCTGCGGCTGGCGCCGATGCGATGGCTGGCCTGGTGCCAGGCGCTGGCCCTGCGCCGGAGAAGAGAAAGACGCTCAAGTACGGCGGCGATGACGACGGCAGTGCGGCCAAGTCAGCGCTGCAGGCGCAGATCGCGGACATCGACCGGGCCTACAAACAGGAGCAAGACCAGCTGGCGCGCCACGAGCGCAGCATGGGGGAGCTGCGCGCGCAGGGCCTGATCGGATTCGAGTACTACAACGAGGCCCGACTGACCGCCATCGATGAGGCAAGCGCCGCTGCCGTGCGCGCCTACGACGCAGAGATCAGGGCGCTGGAAGGTGCCCGCGCGAAAGCGAAAGACGCAGACGCCCGCGACGCGATCGACCTCCAGATCAAGGACAAGCGCGCAGCGAAGGAGAAGGCGCTTCGCGATGCGCAGGCGGCGCGCACCCAGGAGTTGCTGGAGCAGGGTGCGGCGCAGTCCGACCTCAACCGCGAGATGGAAGCCTGGAGCCGACAGCAGGATCAGGCGATCAGCCAAATGCAGTTCAGCAATGACCTGTTCGGCAAGTCGGCCTTGGAGGTGGAGAAGCTGACCAACGCGCGGCGCGCCCAGCTGGAGGTCGAGGAGAAAATCCGGCGCGCACAGCAGCAGGGGGCCATCTCGCAAGAGACCATCGACCGCATTCGGAAGGAGGCGAAGGACAAGGCCGATGCAGCGAACAACGCCGCGACCAAAGGCGTCGGCATGGGGATTATTCAGTCGCTTGAAACGCCGATGGAGTCGGAGAATCGGGAGCACGCCAACAAGCTCAAAGACCTCCAAGCCTACCGCGAGCAGGAGCTGGCTGACACGGTCGCCGCCAACCAGGCGCTGGAGCGCGAGAACCAGCGTCACGAGCAGGTGATGATGGAAATGCAGGCCTACGCCCAGACGCAGAAGCTTGCGCTGGTGGGCGATTCCGCTGGCCAACTGTACAGCCTGCTCAAGGACGCGGGCATGGAGCAGACCGCGCTCGCGAAGGCCGCCTTCCTTGTGAACAAAGCCATGGCGGTTGCGGAGATCATGATCAACACCGAGGTCGCCGCCTCCAAGGCGCAGGCGCAGTTCGGCGTGTACGGCACCGCGATTGCCGCAGGCATCCGTGTGGCTGGCTACGCAAGTGCTGGCCTGGTCGCCGGCATGGCGATTGCCGACGCTTCGGCCGAGGGCGGCTACGACATCCCGGCTGGCGTCAACCCGATGACCCAGCTGCACGAGAAGGAGATGGTGCTGCCGAAGGCGCAGGCCGAGGTGATCCGCGGCCTCGCAGCGAATGGCGGCGCCGGCGGCAGGGGGGCGCTCAGCGTCACCTATGCGCCGAACTTCAACGTCGATGCACGCAGCGACCGGGAGCAGGTTCGAAAAGATATGCAGGTGGTGGCCCAGCAGGCGAACGCCGACCTGGTCGACCGGCTGCAGCGTGCAGGGAGGATTTAATGGCAGTGATAAACGTTCCAGCTGGTTTCTCGGTCGCGGCCCAGACATGGGAGCAGCAGCGCATGGACGTCGAGTTCCGCTCGATGTTCGGCGCCCAGGCGCTGGAAGGCAGTGCGCCGGTGTGGTCGACCACGATCACGTCGAGCCTGAAGCGGCCCGAGCTGTGGCAGGCCTTGATGCTGCAGCTGCGCGGTCGCACCAACCAGCTGGCCCTGTGGAATCACGGCAGGCCGGAACCGAAGGGCACCATGCGCGGCACGATGACGGCGGCAGCTGCGGCCCAGGGCACAACGACGATGACCGTCACGGCATCAGGGCAGGGCGGCCGCACGCTGCTGGCCGGCGATTACCTGGGCGTCGGCTCGGGCCTGACGCAGCAGGTGGTGATGATCACCGCCGACGCCGTCGCAAACGCCTCGGGCGTCATCGCTGTCAGCTTCGAGCCCGGCCTGCGCAATGCGCTGTCGGCCGGCGCTGCTGTGACTTGGAACCGGCCGAAGGCGCTGTTCCGGCGTGCCGACTCGAAGGCCGGATGGGAGCATCAGCCCGGCGGCATCGTCAAACCGATGACCCTCAGCTTCCTGGAAGACTGGCGCCCGTAGCCAGCCTCGCTCAAACCAAAGCCCCTTTCGAGGGGCTTTTTCTTTTTCTAACAGGACCCGATGACTACTGCAGCACAGAACGCGGAGCTGGCCAAGCCGGTCACGCGCGTCGTCTATTTCGTCGAATTCCAATTCGCGTCCGGAACCTCGCGCCTGTCGACGGCAAACATCCCCATCAGCTGGGGCGGCTACGAGTGGGTCGGCATGGGCACGCTCGGCGGCATCGGCGCCGTCGAGGAATCGGACGGGCTGGAATCGAAGCCGTTGAACTTCACGATCAATTCCGCGCAGCAGGCCTGGCTCGCGCTGGCGGTCGGCGACGTCGAGGAGTACCGGGGGCGCCCGGCCAAGATGTACATGTGCCCGCTCAACGAGGCGTTCCAGATGGTCGGAACGCCCGAGAAATGCTGGGCTGGCGTGATGGATACGCTCAGCGTTGGCGTGAACGATGACTCCGGGAGCATCACCCTGCGGTGCGAGACCAGCGCCTATGGACTGAAGCGCCGGCCATCGTTCCGGCTGAACGCGGCGCAGCAGAAGAAAAAGTACCCGACCGATACCGGCCTGGACTACCTCAACGGTCTCATCAGCGACCCGGCCGTCTGGTTGTCGAAAAAGTTTCAGCAACAACAATGACCCTCGCCGACTACATCACCGGCCACCTGGGCCGGGCCTTCAAGTGGGGCGAGCACGACTGCGTCCTGTTTGCGGTGGGCTGGCTGGAGATCGCCACCGGCCGCGACTACCTGACCCAGTACAAACCCTGGTCGAGCGCCTTCGAGGCGGCGCGCAAGGTCGCCAACCTCGGCGGCCTGGATGCGCTGTTCGATGCCGAGCTCACGCAGATCAATCCGCACTTCGCCGCCGATGGCGACCTCGCGATCATCCGCGGGACCGCCTTCGTCTTCAGCGGGCCGCACGTGGTCTCGGTCGGCGAGGAAGGGCTCGTGTTCCTCGACCGGCTCGAAGCGCAGTACGCATGGAGCCACGCTCCGGAGAATAAAGGAACCCCCGAATGCCACCAGTAATCGCCGCCGTCGCGGCTTGGGCAGCCGCTTATGCCGGCGTCATCGCCGTCGTGACGGTTGTCGTCACTGCGGGCACCGCGATCTACGGCGCCGCCCAGGCCCGCAAGGCGGAGCGCCAAGCGCGAGACGCCGCGCGCGACGCGATGAAGGACCGCATGGTCACCCGCATTGCGACCGAGGCGCCGCACCGCTACATCTACGGCCGGGCCAAGGTCGGTGCCGACATCGTGGCCATGTTCACCACCGGCGACAAGGACCAGTATCGCCACCTGGTGTGCGTGCACGCCGCGCACGAGTGCGACGAGATCGAGGAAGTTTGGGTGAACAACGCCCTCGTCGACTCGATCAATTCCGACGGCGATCCAACAGCCGGGCGCTTCGCAGTCATGCCTGGCACCGATGTGATCGAGGAAGAGCACACCGGGCCGACGTTCACGCTGGCATACTCGCCGCGCAACCAGACCGTGTGGGTGTTCGGCGGCGAGGGCTCGAACATGCAGCGCCTGTCGGTCACATCGGTCAAAGGGAAGGTGGTCACGATCGGCTTTACCGGGCCAGTGGTCGTGAACTACGAGCGCGGCGTGTTCCGAAACATGACGGGCGAGATCTCCGAGAATCTGCAGCCGACCACCAACCCGGTGGTGCGTGTGCAGAAGCACCTCGGCGGCCCGAACGACGGCCCGGATCTGTTCCTTCGCACCATCCTGCTCGACAAGTGGCCGCTCACCTCGGTGCTGCGCGGCCTGTGCTACACCGTGATCACCCTCGACCTGAACCATTCCGAGTTCCAGGGCGGCCTGGTGCCGATCCATGCGGTGATCCGTGGGCGAAAGCTCTACGACCCGCGCGACGGCCAGACCAGGTGGTCGGCAAACCCGGCGCTGGCGATCATGGACTACCTCACCTCGCCGCTGTGCGACGTGCCGATGTCGGACCTGCCGCTGGCCCAGTTCATCACCGCGGCGAACGTCTGCGACGAGGCCGCGCCCACCATCGGCGCGCGCTACACGATCAACGGCACGGTCACGTCCGACCAGGATCAGAAGGGCGTGCTCGAGTCGATGGCGCAGTGCATGGCCGGCGGCCTGGTGGCCACCACCTGGGACGTCTACGCCGGCAAGTACATCGCGCCGGTGGCGGCGCTCACGCAGGAAGACATCGTCGGCAGCATGTCCATCAACCCGGGCGTGTCGGATGCCAGCATCTACAACGGCGTCAAGGGCCAGTACATCGGGCCGGAAAATAAGTACGTTCAGACGGACTTCACCCCGTACCAGAATGCGGCGTATCGCGAGGCCGACGGCCGCGACCTGTACACGAACATCGACTTCCCTTTCAGCGAGTCGCTGCAGCGCGTCACCAACCTGGCGCGCATCTTCACAGAGGACCAGCGCAACGGCTTCACGATCAAGGCGGAGTTCAGCCTGAAGGCCTGGCCGCTGAAGGTAGGGCAGCGCATCACCTACACCAGCCCGTTCATTGGCCAGACGAACAAGGTCTATCGAATCACGGACAAGAGCTACGCACCGAACTCGGCTGTGCAGCTGACGCTCAAGGAAGACGCCGCGAGCATCTGGGACTTCGCCGATGCCGTGGTGCTGGACAGCACGCCGAACAGCGAGCTGCCGGATCCGTGGCGGATCGACCCGCTGGATTTGATCGACTGCACCTCGGGCGAGTCGACGCTCTTGCGCCAAGCCAACGGCTCGACCGTGCCGCGCATCCTGGTGACTTGGCCGGCAACCGCGCAACAGAGCGGCGTGCAGGTGGAAATCGAATGGCGCGCCGTGTCGTCGCCGACCTGGGAGCGCACGACCGTTTCGGCCGACGCCACTCAGGCCTACCTGTCGCCGATCACCCCGGGCTTCTATTACGTGGTGCGTGCGCGCTGCGTGAACCCGTACATGAACACGCAGTCGGGCTGGGTGACGACGGTCTACCAGGTAGAAATCTTCACGGCGCTGCCCACCGTGTACAAGTGGGCGACCACGAAGCCAGCGGCGCCGAGCGGTTCTGCCACGCTCACCTGGAGCACCGGGGCATTCGGCAGCGCGCCGACCGGCTGGAGCAAGACGATCCCAGCGGCACCGTCCGGCGGCGGAGCTTCCCTGTGGGCGGCGACGGTACCGGTGTCGGACATTACGGAGGCGACCACATCGTTCGACTGGTCGCAAGCCGAGGTGACCCTTCGCGACCCGAACGTGGCGTATGGGAACGTGACCGGCAAGCCCGATGTGTACCGCATCGTCACGTCGGGCGGCGCGAACACGGCCACGTTGGTGTCGCCGCAAGGGCTGTACGTCAACGGAGTTCATACCCTCGGGGTGGTGCGCAGCTACATGCTTGTTGCGATCCGCCGAAGCGATCACGTCATCGCGCAGAAGCAAACCTACGACGTGTGGGGGAACGGAGCGACGACAGCGGGCCGCAACGCGGCGGCCCTGGCCAGCGACCTGAATTACTTCGCCAATCTGCCCGGGCAATTCATTGTCATCGTCTACACAGGCGACGAGCCCAACAATGCAAAACTGACGGGAGGTCTTCCGGATGCGCTGTACCGGAATGGTGCATCCCGCACTGTGTTTGGCTCGCCGCAATTCCAGAGTCGTGGCGCCTATGTGCTGGTCGGCATTTCCGGATGCGGCGAAGGAAGCGGGGCGGAAGGCTATCAAGGTGCGGTGCCGGATGACACGAACGCCTGGGTCGACGTGACGATGCAGCTGTACCAGGGACAGATCCTGGGCGTGACGTCGAACTACAAGCCGAAGACCCTGCGGGACTACAGCTACACCGGCGACCTGAATGCCACTGCCGGCGCACCGGCCGGGACGACCGTGGGCAACACGCCGGCCACGACGGTCGAGCAGACCGTGAACGACATCAACTCGCCGTTCAGTATTTCGCTGAGCGGCACGCTGGCCAACTCGGTGCCCGCCGGTGGACCGCGCAATTACGGGACGTTGACGGCAACACTGGTCGGCGGGTCCGGCACCGTCACACTGCTCTGGGAGGCTCAGGTTCGATGGACGGATTCTTCGACCGGCGCCTCGGTTCAGTTGTCGCTGACCGGTAACGACTTCACACGCGCCGTGGTCGGCACCGCGCCGAACGGAACATCGATCAGCTACACCGTGAAGGTTACCGCCACCGATAGCAAGGGGCGATCCAAGTTTGCCACGCGCGAAGGCTCATCGAGCCACGGGACAATCCAATGACGCAATACGCACTGAGCTATACCGACGGCGAGGTCTTCGGCTTCGTCGATTCGGACCGGATGCCTGACCTGCCACAGGGGCAAATCGCCCACGTGATGGTCGACCGCGTGCCGTGCTTCCCGCGCATGGCCGCGGCGACGACGAAGCTGTACATCAGCAACGGCGTGCTCCAGAAGGCCGGGCCGGATGAGGTGCCGGCGCTGCGCGCAGAGAAGAACGCCGAGATCAATACCTGGAAGCTCGAAGCGAACAACACGTACTTCGACTTCCAGGGCAAGCAGATCGCGTACCGGGAATCGGACCGCGTCGAGATCCAGGCGATCAACAACGTGGTGCTGCTCACCGGCGAGATGCCCACGGATCCGGACTGGCCAGCAGCATGGAAGACGGTCGACAACACTTGGCTTCCGCTGCCGGATGTCGAGACCTGGAAAGCGTTCAACCTGGCGATAGCCGCCCGAGGCACTGCGCACTTCAAGCGTGCGCAGGAGCTGAAGGCTGATCTCGCCACCGCAAACACCCCGGCCGAGATCGACGCGATCCGCTGGTAGTCGTCAACAGTTATCCACAGGAGGATTTATGGACCCACGTCCAGGAATTGTCACGCTCCGCTTCACCTCGCGCTGGCCGTACAACCCGATCAGCCTGACCATCGCCACGCTGACCGGCTCTCGCTTCTTCAGCCACGTGGTGGCGATCATCGACGATCGCGCGTACGAGGCCTCGATGACGCACGGCTGCCGGGCCTGCTCGGTGCCGGACATCATGAAGGGCATCGTCCGCTACCAGGACATGCACATCACGGTGCCAGACATCGACGCCGCGCGCGCGTTCGCCGAGGCGCAGGCCGGCAAGCCGTACGACTTCGCCGGCGCCTTGGCGCTGCCGCTGCTCAAGTCCGACGACTGGAACGACGACAGCAGGTGGTGGTGCAGCGAGCTGGTGTTCGCGCTGCTGATGGCCGGCGGCGTCACGCTGCTGGACCCGGCCGAAATGCACCGCGTCACCCCGAACGACCTGTTCCAATGCTTCTACCCAAAGACCGAAATGATGCGCGCCTGATCGGCGTGCTCGCCCACCAGGCCGCCACCAGCGGCTTTTTTTACGCCCAATGAAAAGGCAATCATGAGCAAATCAAATATTCCCGAGATGACGAGCTACGCCGGCGCGGCCAGCTCGCTCGGGATCGGCACCCTGACGATGAACGACTGGGCCGTCCTCGTCGGTATCGTAATGGCAATCCTGACGTTCCTGCTGAACGCCTGGTACGCCGACCGCAGGGACAAGCGCGAGCAGCGCCTGAAAGAACTGGAAGAGCAGGAGCTGCTGTCGCGCATCCTCGCGCAGGGGAGGGAAAAGTGAGCCGGCGCGCTGGCTTGGCCAGCATCGTCGGCGCCGCGGCGGCGGCGGCGCTGCTCGCGTTCACGCCGAAGTTCGAAGGCACGAAGCTGACCACATACCGTGACCTGGGTGGCGTGCTGACGTACTGCACCGGCGCTACCGAGAACGCAATGTGGGGCAAGACCTAC